CCATCCGATTCTTCACCACGAAATAGACTTTCTGTGGAAACTGTCATTAGAGAGAGAATGGTGTTACAAGAAGATTTAAAAGGTGCCATAATAAAAGAAGAAGAAAAATCGACACTAGAAAGAATTGCAGAGCAAAGCGATATTAACATCTTCGAGAAGATGCGTGAATCGATGGAAAATGAAAATATCAAAAGTGGCGGCAAGTATGCAATGACATGGATGAAAAACGCAATCAATGACCTTTACGATATTTCAGAAGACCTCAGTGTAGAAGAAAAATACTTCAGAGATTCCAAAAGAATTGTGACAAAACGATGGATGAAAAAACCGGGGGAAATGTATCTTTTTAACTATAACCCAAGAGAAAAATACAAACTAGATTACTATGACACCTTTCCATTGATATTCTATATCCACGAAGTCGAAAATGGATTTCTAGGAATGAACCTGCACTATCTTCCAATTAAATTAAGAGAAAGATTATTTGTGAATATGTTACCATATGCAACGGACAATCCAGATACCGATTCGGAAACGACAAGATTAAGATTGACATATGAACTTTTGAACAAGACAAGCAAATTAAGATATTTCAGACCTTGTGTAAAAAGGTACAAATATAACAGCATAGATTCTCGACTTCTTCGCATTCCTGCAATGGATTGGGTTACTGCAATGTATTTACCAATAGAAAGATTCGCAAAGAAAAAGAGAGAATTTGTATGGAAAGAATCAAGACGAGCCATCGACAAGAGGGTAAAGGATTAAAATGGACATAGTTAATAAAATTGGTCAACCAATTATATCATACGATAGTTTCAAAGAAAGAAACAATACCACAACGCAAAATGCGCTTTCTTCGGCAAGTATCGATAAGATATTTTCGGCAGTTATGCACCAAGGAACTTTATCCCCTGCCAGGTTTGAAGTTGAATTAAAACTTCCAGGAGCAGCGTTGGGTCGTATAAGAGAAGTATACGGAAACAAAAATTGGGAGCATCGGCTATATTTTTCATGCGAAACTTCAAATTTACCCGGTCGGGGAGTTTCTACAGCACCTAATAGAATATATGGTCCAGTTAGAGAAATGCCCCATGAAAGATTATACAGCGGAGATTTGGATTTAACATTTCGTATGGGCAGAGATATGGCAGAGAGAAGAATTTTTGAATTATGGATGGATAGTATAGTAAGCAAACATTCAAATGATTTTATGTATTTTGATGACTATAAAACAAACATGATGATTTCTCAATTGGACAAAGAGAACAATAAAGTATATCAAATGGAATTATTCGATGTATACCCAAAGACAATAAATCCCATTGAACAATCTGCCGCTACGACAGATGATTATATCAGACAATCGATATCATTTCACTTTAGAAAATATGAAGTTGTTAATATAGTAGAAGTAGAACAGGCAAAATTCGTTCCCCCTACTCCTGAACCTATTCCATCTGGGTACGAAGCACACAAACTAGGAGTAGACAAATTCGGAAAACCCATGCAATCTATACCAGAAAAGTTTAGAAAATGGTTATAAATAAAATACACAGTGAAGTACAGACACAAAGGAGAAATATATTATGGCTTTACCAACAATTACAACACCGACATACAGGGTTACACTACCCTCAAACGATAAACGAATAGAATTCAGACCATTCTTAGTCAAAGAGGAAAAAATTCTTCTGATGGCATTAGAAAGTGAAGACGAAAATGAAATGAAGAATGCAATGGCGCAGATTCTTTCAAATTGCGTATACACAAAAGATATTGATTTTTTAGAACTTCCTGTTTTTGATATTGAATATCTTTTTCTTCAACTAAGAATAAAATCTGTTGGAGAAATGGCTGAACCATATATTAAATGTTCTAATTGTGGTAATTCATTTCCAATTAGTATAGACATATCAAAAATTAAACCCAAAAAAATAAAAAAGGATGAATCTAATAAATTTATGTTGGATGATACAGGAACATTGGGCGTGACATTAAAATATCCATCTTTAGATTCAGCATTCACACTCGAAAATGATTCTGATTATTTTAAATTACTTGTAAATGGAATTGATGAAATTTTTACACAAGAAGAAGTTTTTAAAGCATCAGACCATACCGAAGAAGAACTCAATACATTTGTTGATAGTATACAAACTTCTCAATTGGAAAAAATACTTGAATTTTATAAAAATATGCCAGTGCTTGAACATAAAGCAAAATGTAAATGTCCAAAATGTAAAAATGAATTCACCGTTACATTAAGGGGATTACAAGATTTTTTTATCTAAATCTCTGTCATAATAGTTTAGTTGCATACTACAAACTAAATTTTCAGATGATGCAACATCATAAATACAGTTTGACAGAGATAGAAAATATGATACCTTGGGAAAAAATAATTTATGTACAAATGTTAAAGACTCACATTGAGGAGGAAAATAGAAAAATGGAAGAACATAAACAGAAACAACAACGAGGATAGATTGGAATGGCAGAAAAAAGTCCGATAATTAAAGCATTAGAAGAAAATACCAAATCTATTAAAAACCTTCATAAAGGTCTTAAAGATAATACATCATCTGTAGAGAAAAGTACCGCTACTGGTGGTGGCGGTGATGCCACGGGTGCAGATAAAATTAAAGACCCCTTAACTATGGGCGGGGCCGCCAAGGATGTTATTGGAGGTCGTGTTAAATCAGTAAAACAAACCATTGGGGGGAAAGTTTCGGCCGCGTCAGATTTTATGCGAGGTGGATTTATGCGAAAAATTCCATCTTTTGGAATGGGTGGTATGGCGGCAGATATTCTTCAAACAAGAAGAGAATCTATCAAGAAAAACAAAGAACAACTAAAAGACAAACAAACAGAAGAAGCAAACGCAGAAGAAAAGAAAAAAAACAAAGCAAGAATGATTTCTGATATGAAGAAGGAAGACCCTTCTTTAACAACAGCAGATGCACTGAAAAAACTAAATGAAGGCGAAGCGGGCGGTGAAGTAGAACCACAAAGTTTATTATTAGAAGAAATCAAAGATATACTCATAGAAGGATTTGGACTTAAAAGTCCAGGATATCTTGAACTTCTTTGGAATGACCGCACCAAAGAAGACAAATTAGCAAAACGAGAAGATGTCCTCAGCAAAAAAATAAGGGGAACTGGGAAATGGGCATCGACAGAAGAACGAGCGATGAAGGAGGGGGGTGCAGGAGGCGGGATAGGCACTGAACTTCTTGGGAATCTTGGAGCAATAGGGGTAAGTAGAATGGCCGGATTCTTAGCAAGAACTATGCTCCCTGCAATTTCTGGGATAGCATCATTACTTGGTCCTGTTCTTTTACCCATCATAGGTATTATTGCAGCCGCCGCAGGTGGATATATGGTAGGCAAAATGATATTTGATAACTGGGTAAGTCCGTGGATGGATGAACAACAAAAAAAATATGATGATGCAAGAAATGAAGAATGGGCGCAGGAAACAAAAGCAACTTTAATCAAAGGTACTGGTGAAGAAGCATTTGATATAGAAACAGCAGAAGGTGGAAGAAAAACTGTAGGGAGAGCAGAAGCCGTTGAACATGCAGGAGGTACTGAAGAGGCATTTGAAGCGGCAATTGAATCAGGGGCAATTACTGCAAGAACACATAAAGTGCAGGCATCTACAGGGGATGTGGTACAGGGAGTTGCAGAAATAGACCTCAAATCAGAAGAACGGAGAAAAGAAGCCCTAAAGAAAAGCGAATCCATCAGGTCGGGTAAAGTTGAATCAGACCCTGAAACCAAGGCAACACATGAAGAAAAATTTGCGGTAATAGTGGCACTAAATGATTTATATAAAGAACAAATAAATATGCTCAAGTCGATTAAAAATTATGACCCCGATGGTGATGAAATCCAACAAAAAGACAATTATTGGGCCGCGGCAACGAATTATAAAGCAAGAATTGCCCGAATTTGGGGAGATAAACGAATATCAGAAGACTCCAAATCAATAATTGAAGGCATGGTTGATACTTCTATTTTTGCAACTGACGATTGGCAATCAATGATTCATCTGTACGATTTGGATTCCCTCAAGGCAGACCCTGAGTATGTTAAACAATATGGAACATCAAATTATGATACAAATTTATTCCCTTGGTGGAATAAAGTCGATACAGGACAAGTGGAAACTTTCCGTACACCCCTTTCCTTCAGACGCGGAGGCGGTATTGGAAAATTTGGTGGTGGAACAGAAGCAATGCTTCACGGAAATGAAGTTATATTTAATCTTTCTGACCTCGCGGCAGGAAAAGGTATGAATTTTCTCCATCCAGTCAATCGTGCATTAATGACGACATTAGCATCTAACGCCAGTGGTAAAATGGCAGGTGATGTAGGAGCAGGAGCATCACAACAACCTATCACCGTTGTTAATAATAACACCTCAATGAACCAAGGAGGCAACACTACTATTTCCGCGGGCATGGCACAAAACAATCCCGAACCAACGGCACAGAATGCAGAACTAGGACTATTACGATAAAAAAGAAAAAGGAACGACCGTCAAGCCGTTCCCTTTCCTGTGTGTGCAGTCAGCAAAAATATAATTAATTAATCATCATCATTTGCTAACTTCTCAAAATAAGATAATGCATCACCATCACCACTGCCACTATCGGATTCATTACTATTATCAGATGGTGTTGTAGCATACTTACTATCTTCCATATCTTCATCAGCCGCTGTAGTATTTGATACTCCACCTTCGGTTACACGAATATCAGTACCTACTACAGTATTGAGTTTGGTTTTCAATTCATCATAACTTTTGAAGTTTGAGGGGTCGGTAAATTCTGTGAGAGAATATTGTTTCTTCCATAGAGTTTCTAGTCCTTCATCATCACCTCCAAGTAATTCGGATGAACTTTCAAATTCACTCTTGTCATAATTGATATAACCGGCAACCTTGCGAACTTTTAACTTAAAGTTTGCACCCTTCCAGAAATCAAATGGATTGATTGGAGTTTCATCTTCAAACTCTGGACTCATTGCCTCATTGATTTTATCAAAGATTTTCTTGCCATATTTGTAAAGGAATACCTTACCTTCGTTTTGAGGATTGGCAGGGTCAGAAACAACAAGAATGTTTGAGATATAATTCAAACGACGCTTGCGTTTTCGTGCAATGTCCTTGTCACTTTCTGTGCCACTATTCCAAAGTAGTGTATTCATTTCTGAAACAGGGTCTTTTTCTCCAAGAGTGGTACGAGAATTTTCAATGTACCAACCACCCACACCTTGAAAACCGTGAGAGAATAATCTTGCCCAAGGCAAGTCCTCTCCTTCTGGTGCAGGAAGAAAACGAATAACGGCATATCCATTACTCGACTTGTCTAATTCCGGCTTCCAGAATCGGTCATCTTTGTATGATTCTGATTTCTTGTTGATTTTATCTGCCTGTGCAGTCAAATCACTGATGCTGTTTCGTGAACTCTTTTTTAAATCTGAAAAACTCATATTTGTTTTTCTCCTTGTATTTGTTGTGTACGGAATGTACGATGTATTAGACGATTTATTACAGTATGTATTGTACCCGACAATAGAACAATGTCAAGCATTATTATTGATATTTATAATGGCAATTTGGATTTTGTAGGGAGAAGGTTAAAATTGATACCCTCTGATTCAATTTTCTCTATGATTGGCTGGCTGAGATGTTTCGCTGCCAATGCCGGTTCTATTTCGTGTTCCTCACAGAGTCCAATTACCGTGTCAATATATGAACCATCATATTTGTGGACATTATCCTCAACCTCACCAGCAAAATTATCAGCCATTTCTTTAATCATCATAACAAATTTCCCTTATACATAGACATAGTAATCCGACTTCCTTTATATATAATAGTATTATATACTTTAAACTTAAAAAGTCAAGAACAATTTCTGGAGAAGAATTCAAATGAGTGATACAGACCGTGATGTAGTATTAAATGCAGGAACTGGTGGAGCAAGCATTGCCAGCGAATATAGTAAATATGGAGGCGTAACTGCCCACTTCCAAATGGTTAAACCTGTACATGGTGCAAGTGGAACTATTAATGCAGTAAGTGATGAAGCACCTTGGCCGTCAGTGTTGCGTGGTGGTGGAAGTAACAACAAATTAACAACGACTCTATTGACAGGAAGTAATGATACATTCGATGTAAACCTTCGGGGACAATCTGGCGCCAATAATATTGCAACAAACATAGCGCAATTTGCAGGTCTTGAAATTGGAACTGCACACGGGTTGCCAATTACAAATGTAGGAAGCACTGGTGGATTATTCCTTGCAGTCGCAGGGGATGCAGTAGGTGGTCCTGTTACTATAACAGGCGGCACAGGCGGATTAAATGTTCGCAGTTTCACAATATCAGATAGTATTACAGTTCATGGTGCAACAGGAACGACAGCAATTGGAGTAACATTAGGGAGTCCAATCTTTGTCAAGTTTCCAAATGAAGAAGGATTGCATGGTGGTACAGTAGGATACACAGGAGATAGTGGATACGCGGCAGTGGATACTGTTGCAGTCCAAGGCATCGCTGGTGGATACTTGATAGGAATCACGGCAGGTAGTTCTGCGGATACGGGATTGGTTATTCGTGGTCTTACACACAGTGTTGATAGCGTTGCAATACATGGTTATGACGGTGCAGTTGCCGTAGGGGTAACTGCGGGTGCAGGTGGATTTAATATTCGTGGACTTACTCACGATACAGACGGTGTTCAGGTATACTCTATTCCAGGAAGTACACTAGACATTAGAAATCTAGTACCAACAAGAGATATTGTAGGTGTTACAGGTTCTGGCGCATATAAAACAATAGACACAATGATTCTTGGCAGAACAGGAGAACGAGTAGGTGTATCAGGTGATGCACTTAAAGTTTCTATCTCAGATGCAACAATCAGTGTTACAACGAATATAGGAACAGAAATAGAAGTCAATAATGATATAGGAAATCCTCTATTCGTTTCGGGTACAACAGGTGCATTTGGAGATACAAGAGTTTGGGTTGGCACAACTGGAAATATAGGAATTACGGTTGCCGCCTCTGACTTTGACATTAGAAATCTTGACACATCTACAGATTCAATCCGAATCGTAGGAACAACAGGTTCATATAGTGTCGGTATTACAGCAGGTTCTCAATTATATGGTCAACCAGGATTAAATGTCCGTCGCCTTGACGGTGGTACAGCAGGATTCACTGGTAGTCTAAATGACGGCACACCAGATACGGGTTATATTAATATTGACACTGTTGCTATTCAAGGAATGTGTGGTGGTCTTGCTGTTGGTATTACAGCGGGTGGAGTAGTTGCAAACGGTCTTACTATTAGACCCCTTACAACCACCAGTGATGCAATCAGAGTTCACGGTTCAACAGGTTCATACGACATAGGTATTACATCAGGTTCTCAATTATATGGGCAACCAGGATTAAATGTCCGTAGATTATACGGTGGTACAGCAGGATTCACTGGTAGTCTAAATGACGGCACACCAGATACGGGTTATATTAATATTGACACAGTTGCTGTCCAAGGAATTTGTGGTGCATATCCTGTCGGAATCACAACAGGTTCAAATCCTCTTATGGTCACATCCAGTATAGCGAACCCAATTACAGTAACTGGTGGCGGTTCTGGTGGTTCAATGAATGTAAATTTATTCTCTAGCACAGGGGCGCCTCTTGGTAATACAGGAGATGCACTTAAAGTTTCTATTGTCGATGCAGTAATTAATGCAACCGTAACGGTTGCCAGTGATGTAGAAATTAATAACGATGACGGAAACCCAATTCCAATTGCAGGTGGAAACACCGCCGCAGTTAGAATTGAAGG